CTTAAAACCATTACCCGGTACTATCTAAAAGGGTGGAGGTAAATGCCACCTATACGATGCAGTTCAACAGTTTAAAGTGATATTGAAGCACTTGCCTGTTGGATGAGTCGGTCAAAACTCACCCCAATTTTAATGTAGTATGAAGGCCTACATATGGTGTTAACTCGGGGATAAAATCTTAAAACCATTACCCGGTACTATCTAAAAGGGTGGAGGTAAATGCCACCTATACGATGCAGTTCAACAGTTTAAAGTGATATTGAAGCACTTTATGTATTTACCCATCGACTATTGCTATGGCATATCTCTTGGTGGCTTGGGATGCCAACCAGGAGGGATTACTTGTGGTGGAGGGATGAAATCCTTGTGTGGATGTGAAGGTTTGTGAGGGTGTAAAGGTCTTGGCGGAACGTGCAAGCTGGGATCTGGTGTTGGTAACCGGATGTCAGGATGCACTTCAACGACAGTCCACTCTTTGGACCCATCTTCATCCACAATGTACCCTTCTTGGCGTTCCAAGTGAGGTGTCATAGGGGGTATCAATAGCCGATGCGTCGCGCGTTTCCCCTTGATGCATATCTAACAAAATTGGTTGCTAATTGCCCACCTACGTGAGCAGCACCGGCAACTAACGACTGTGCAATGTAAGGAGAAGAACGGGCCCACATCGTTTTCATACGTGTGGTGGCTTCATTTATCAAATGTGTCATAAACCCGGGGTCATCATTGTCTATGTACGACAGTGGCATAACGGACGACAAATTGGACACAGTATCCATCAACGGTGTATTTGATGGGTATGATGTTCCGGTTGAGATGAGTGTGGCGGTGGGTTGTGGCATCATTTCGGTCCTATAAACAACTTCAACGGTGATGCTTGTTGTGGCAGCATTGGAACCGGAGATAATGAACACGAATGAACCCCAACCATCGCTAGTCTCAATTTGATTGGGTGATGAAGCAGGATATTCAATACTACGATATCTTAAAGAACCGGGATCAATTCTTTTGGCGGGATAAATGACTGGTTCCGTGTTTAATTCCATGACAGGATAAATATCGCTCCAAGGTAAGGAGACGATTTGGTCAGGTGTGGTTGGCCAATCAACTGGTAAAATGGAATTTTTGTAATAGTTAGGAACGTACGCTGCGTAAATAGTACCAGCGGTGTTTGTAAGCGCACTGGTTGCGACGATTCTAACACCCCAAGCAACCTGTCTAGCTAGGTCAAATGAGGTATTAACAGCGGAATAGTTAGTAATGGTGGTGGCAGAACCACCTGCCCAATTGGTGACTCCTGAGGCAGAAACGTTAGCAGGAGCTGCAACAAAGACAGATTGTTTGAAAGCTGGAGTTACGGCGAAAGCCAAAGCACCATTAGCATTAGTAGTCAAATTGATTCGGGTGGTAGCATTGTAGGGAACCGATGGGAACATGGAGTCGTCAGGGATACGAGCTCCAGCGGCATCGGTGTGAAATGGATTAACGGTGGCTAGAACGTAAGGATCCATTTGCATAGGTTGAGTGTTTCTCCGCACTCTACGGATATTTCCTGTTTTCTTGTTAACTGATAATAATGTATACAGCCCAGTTAACCTGCACACATCCTGGGTTACATGGCGTGCAAACCCTTGGGCACGGAAACTAGCCCGCTACGACTTAACGGATCGTGCGTGATTAAATAAACCGTCCGGAAAAACTGTTCCAGAAACCAGTGTCTCGGCTAACCACAGCCGGCGGTGTACCATTAACGAGGGCACAAATACGTGTTTCAAAAGAAACAAGTGTCGCTGGAAATGACGCCGTCGATGTAAAGAATGTGATTCAGCAAATCAGATTCTACGGAGATACTGGGTTGAGTCCAGTCGACGTCATTAAACTCACCACAAATTGCACGACTTGAGGCACCATACCGGTCCATCAAATAAGTTTCGATAAGTTCACGATCGAAAGTGATGGTGCCAACATGTTTGTGGGACAAATAAACTCCAAACTCGTTCTCAACTTTAACTGTTGGAGTGGAGTGAGCACGATCAGTCAACTTGCTGCACAAGAACTCAATTACTGGTAAGAAACTATAATTCTTATACCCTTGCGCTACCCCAGAGCAATGGGCAATGAGTTCCTGATCATTCATGTCGTACTTAGGCATGAATGACTTGGCAAGAAAACGTCCAATCTTGGGACACATGATTCTTAAAGAATCACTAACCGGAACAAACATTTGAGAACAATACTCCAATGTATCATATGTTCGTTCGGTGATTTCGAGCTTGTGTCCAAGTTTGGTGGCCAGGTTGACAAATCTGGCCAATTCAAAGGTACTGTTTGGTGGGACAAAAATGATATTATCGTCACCCAGTTGAATGACTCTCATATCAATTCCAAACTCATAACGTGCCAATGCTACAATCATGAACCCAACAATGGTGTTGCCAAAACTGGTGTTTATAACTCCACTGTTGCGTTTCCCAACATGTTTGTAACTGATACCGTTAATCGTACCTTTGGTGGTGAGTTGTTGTCTAAACAAATCGAGTTGTTCTCCGGACATACCAAAAGCCTTATAGAAGTTCAACTCTGCTTCCAATGCCTCAATTTCAGTATGTCCATCATAACGAGAGTAGTCTCCTTCAAACACTCTCCAACCCATTGATTCGTAGTACGAAACAATCTCACCAACTTCGAACCCATCCAAACCACCACTGTAAACATAAGGAGTACTCACGCGAGCTTCGAGATCTCCCCACAAATTTTTACACATGGATTTCTGCCAGGAATGATATTGTGGACCGGTCATTACGAGATACTCATCAGTCTTGCCCGATATCATTCTGGGGTGGCGTTTCTTAGGGTCCTTTCCTGTCAACCATTCCTTCTTGGTGAACCCCTTAGTGATTGGTGTCCAAAAAGTGGAGTCCATGTCCAAGTTGGTTTTCGCTCGATAGAGCGCGTTTCGACGTGTGACAGGATACTTGCTCACCCAGTCGTCAAATGAAGCATCGATATGTTCATCGAAAAACACCTTACCCTGAACTGTTTTGTCCCCTAGGGTTGAAAAGATGTCATCTTTAAATATTCTCCCAGCTTTGCTCCAGAGTTCAGATCTAACCTCTGGCGTGCTAATCGATGGCAACAATTGACGATGTGTGAGTGCAGTCAATCCGTTATGTTCACAGCTACGGGGGATCCAAATGTGATCTTGAGCGACGGTAAACCCAACTCGGTAACTATGACATTTACAAGTCTGCCTCATGTTGGCACACTTGAAAGAACCAATATAATCAATGGCTCGAGGTACAATGCCTGCGGTGCAGAAATCCTCGATGGATTGGTTGTAACGAATAACTGGCCCCAATGATTTGTTGAGTTTGCGAAGAACTCGGACGCAAACGTATGTGGTAAACAACGCGATGAAGATAATGGCGAAAGTGAACTTAACATCGTTACCAAAAGCTGTGTTTGCATGATAACACAGCCAACAAATTATTGAGTAGACGACTCCCAACAAGGTTGCTTTGACATACTGAAACCTGTTACCGCGTCCAGGTTTGAGCGTCTTCCTCATTGGTTTGACGTGAGCGACTTCTTCATTGATGATCTCGTATGCCAAGTTCGTCCAATTCTGAAGCGTGTCGAAACGCGTCTTGATGGCCCATCCTCTTGTTCTGGTGAAAGCCAACTTCAAACTCTTGTCAGAGTCGTCATTTGTCAGGAAATGATACCTGACCTCCTCTCGAAAAGCCCGAATAATTTTGGGAGCCATGTTCTCCTCTTCTACAGGCTTATCTTTGGGCATAGATTCAATCACGTTGGTGAAGTGGGTTTTAAGCTCATCCACTACGTCAGTCACTCTATCCGTGATGATATCTTTGACAGCATCCAACTTCCCTTCCTCAGTCTCAATGTCCTTGAGAAGTTGTGTGTCAACTAACCTACCATGGGCTCGAGCGGGGGACCTTCCGCGTCCTCGTCTCGAACCGTGATAGGCTCTTCCAGTCTTAACCTCGCTACTGGGTGTAAGGTCAGAGGCGCCCCCCTCCGATTTAGGTACGTGAGCAATGGCTGATGGCCCCTTACCAACTCTGGCTTTCTTCGGCTCAACAGAGTTGTCAGGAACAATGCTACACGGGTTGATTGGCCAGTCTGTTCTTCCTTCAGTTTTTACCTCAGAGATCTCTTTTGTCTCTGAGGCAAAGGCACGCACATTTCTAATACGACTTGTACCCATGGAAATTGATTGTTTGTGAGATGTATCCCTCCCACTCGGCTGCAAAGACTGATTGCTCAGGATGTACCTCCGACTTATTCGGATACATACATCAGATCCCCTAACGCGGACCCCTTGTTGTCATCGACGCCTGATGAACAATACGACACTGCGACAAAAGCTCAAACCTCTT